CAGTGGTGGTAGCCCCAAGCGTTCGCAGAAGAATCCCAAGAAGAAGCAAGCCAAGACGGTGAAACACAGGGTGTTCTTCAGCTATGACTCGGCCACCAACAAGTACACTCCGCTGGAATTCTCTGCAGCCATCACCCAACATGCTGCCAATGTGATCAAGAGTATGGCGCAAAAGAAAGATCAGGACGCTGCTGTGGAATCCAAATACAGGAGGTATCTTCGGCCAGATACTGAGCCAGTTCAGTAGTGCTGAAGCTGAAGCGTTCGACAAGATCGTGGCCTACATACAGAGGCTGAATCCCAGTTCTGTCATCGCTTCTGACGTGGCGGAGTCAGTCTATCAGATTCTTCAGTCTGAGTATGGCCTCATGTTAACCTCTGAAGAGTTCAAGGATGTGATCCTGAACAACACAGAGGGTGCCTACAAAGCCTTGGTCAAGGCAGACGGCGCTCTGGCCCGCACGAACTTCAACCTGTCGGATGACCAGGCTATGCAGTTCCTGAACAATTCTGACCGGCTTTACTTGGGTAAGTTTGCGCTGGGAAGTGACTTGAAAGGTCGCATCACCGAATACATCAAGGAAGCGTATCTCAAGAACGGCAGAGCTATCGGGGATTCACCCAAAGAACTGAATGCCTTCATGAAGGTGTTCGGGGAAGAGTTGGATGCCTCCAAGAGCCAAGTGAGATTGATCATCGACACCACTGTGAGTAGGGCACGAGTGTTTGGACAGGTCAATAGCTTACGGGCTGCAGGAGGCCAGACTTATGAAATTACGGGTCCACTTGACTCCAAGACGTGTGCGGAGTGTTCGGAGATGGTTGGGAGAACATTCTCAGTTGCGAGCGCGGTTAGTCAACTTGATCAGGTTTTACAAGCGGGCCCAGAAGGCATCGACGGAGCAGCCCCATTCCTCAAAGGATCACTCTCTGTAGGCGATCTCAAAGGTATGGATGATGCAGAACTTGAAGCCCAGGGTTTCATGGTACCACCGTTCCATCCCTATTGTCGGCACAGACTCGCTGTTGTGTCGTTCTATGAAAACACAGAAGATATACCCTATCCCGTTGAATAACAATTCAACACTCAGTTTTTGAGTTCCAATCTATTCAAGGAGCGTTAATCATGCAGCGATCTATGACAGCAACGATCAATCAGAAAGATGCTGTAACCCTTGGCAAGAAAGGCCAAGAGAAGAAAGAACCACCCAAGCCCAAGAAGGACAAGGACAAGTAACCTATGCGGACACTTAGCAAAACCCTCACAGCTGGCTTTACACTCCGTGAAGCGGACAAGCAGAGCCTGATGGCGTCCTTGGAACTGTCGTCAGATATGGATTTGGCCCAATACCTCCAGCCCAAAGAGTCCGATTACATTATGGTGCCGGTGAGGGCTTTGTCTGCCACAGGTGTCCAGGGTAATATGTTCAATTTTGGGTTTGCAGGTGGCGGAGCACTCCGCAACGCTGTAGACAAGTTCAACAACTTGGTGGTTCTGAAAGACCACAGCATGTCGGTGGATGACTGGCTCGGAACCACCGAACAAGCCTACTGGGACAACTCCACGGACATCCCGCCAGGGGTGAATGTGATGTTGAAGGTGGACAAGAAAGCAGACCCCAAGACGGCTCGTGGGCTCATGTCTGGAGCCTTGAATTCTGTGTCCGTAACTGTAGCGTTTGACTTTGAGCCCTCCCACCCAGACATGGATGAATTCGATTTTCTCATGAACCTCGGACAAGAGGTTGATGGGAAGACGGTTCAAGCCAATATCACCAACATCAAGAGACTTCACGAGATCAGCGTGGTATGGTCTGGTGCTGATGTCTACGCCAAAACCACTAATGGAAATGGGCAAAAGCCGTTGTCCCAGTCGTTGAACTTAGCTATTGATGCACCCGCACCCACAACTCAGAAGGAGAAAGCCGTGGATTGGAAAAAGCTCGCTGTGCTGATTGGGCTTAGCATGGAGAACCCAACAGAGGATGATGTCAACAGGGGCCTGACGGCTTTGATGGCATCTGCAACCGTGTCCAAGACGGAACTGGCAACCGTCAAAACTGAGCTTGCAGCTTCACAGGGTCAGGTAGTTGACCTGAATGCAAACTTGGCTCAGAAGACTGTGGAAGTCACCACCCTGTCCACCGAGATCACTGCTCTCAAGACAGAGAAGACGGCACTGGAAGGTAAGGTTGCTCTGGGCGTTCAGTTCCTGGAGAAGCAGCGCACCGAAGCAGCCCGTCTGTATGCTCTGGTGGAAGCCAAGGATGCCAACCCGGCCATGCTGGAGATGTTGAAGAACTGCGATCTGACCATTGCCGAGTCCTTCATCGCCAGCTACGCCAAGCGGGCAGAGCAAATCGCTCCGCTGGTTTGCAGCAAGTGCAGCACTTCCATGAAGGGTGCGGAAGCCTCTCGCCGTGCCAGCCATCAGTCCACAGACACACCGGAGAATCAGCCAGTCACCGCTCAGGATGCGCGTTTGACGCGTGCTGTCACTTCCATCCACGGCTAATACTACAACCACGAAGCAACAACAAGACATTCTGGTGACCCCAGAAGGGAGAGCAGGAAATGATCAAGATCATGCAGCAGGGCGTGGTTGCGCAGCAGTTCAGCCACGCCAATCTTAGCACGGCTGCCCAAGGAGACCTGGTTGTGCTGGTTGGCAACATGCAGGTTGACTCTGCAGGTGCGGGCCGTCCAATTGGAGTCATCACCACGGTCAGCCCTCTGGATGGCTTTGTGGTGGTTGAGCTCTTCGCAGCCCAGATTCGTGAGGCTATCGCTGGAACGGGTGGGGTCACTGCAGGCGCACAGATCAAGTTGTCGGCCAAGAACACTGTTGTAGCAGCCGTCCCTGGCACCACGCAGACGGATGAGCCTTTGGCGTTCGGTATTGCCCTGAACACCGTTACTGCCGGCGGCACTGTCTTTTACATGCCGCTGTAAGCAACGTTCAACCTTTAACAGCTGTACAACGCGATGTTCAGGAGAATTCAAACGATGCAAGCGCAATTGGCCCCAATTAAACTCCACCGGGAAATGGAGGCACAGCGCCAGCTGGGGTTTGACGTGACGCTGTCTTCCCATCTTCACGACAACTATGAGGGCATGAGTGTCGAGGCTCTGTACAAGGATCTCGAAATCAATCCTCAGCGGGACACCATCAAGCTGATTCTGGACAAGCCGGATGAGAGCATCCGCTGGCTTGTGCCGGAGATCATCCGTGATGCCATCCGCCGTGGCTTCATCAATAGCCCGATTCACCAGGATTTCATCATCCGTGAGGAGCCTGTTCCTCAGCTGTCGCAGGTGATGCCGTACTGGGATACAACGGGCTTGCCCAACGCTCCCAAGGCTCTGGGCCCGGCAGAAACCATGGAACTTGGCTCCATCAAGTATGGATCCAAGACCGTGCGCATCGGCAAGACCGGCATCGGTCTGCAGATTGACGATGAGGCGATTCAGTATGTCTCTGTCTCCCTCATGTCCATCTTCCTGGCCGATGTGGGCATCAAGTTGGGTTCGGCTCTGTCGGTGAAGGCGATTGGTACCCTCATCAATGGCGATCAGGCGGATGGTTCTGAAGCTGCCGGCACAGTCGGTGTGGCCTCGGCCAACACTCTGGCCTACGCTGACCTGATCAAAATCTTTGTTCGTGGGTCACTGCGCAACCGCAACTGGCTCAAGACCATCGGCAATGAGGACACCGTCAACTACCTGCTGAACATGCCGGAGTTCCGCACCACCAACATGTACGGCAAGCCGGTACTTGGCCTGAACACCAAGACCCCGGTTCCCAAGGACATCGACGTTTACACCCACAACAGCGTTCCTGCCGGACAGCTCATCATGGTTGATCCTTCCATGACCATGGTTCAGCTGACCGCCCAGCCGCTGAAGGTGGAATCAGAGCGCATCGTGAGCCGCCAGATCAACGGCACTTACGTGTCCCTGACCACTGGCTTTGCTATCATCCAGAAGGATGGCCGCATCATCCTGGATCGCACGAGCACTGCTGGCTGGCCGACGTTCCTGGCGCCACTGTACTAGGCCCAGTTGTTGTGAACCCAAAAGGCCTGGACTCCATGTCCGGGCCTTTTAACTCTCTCAAGGAGACATGAAATGGAAGACCAACCCGTATATGTGAAACTTGCCAAAGAGGGAGCCAGCTTCAGCGACTCCGAATCCAAATTCAACATTCATGGGGATCAGGTGAAGAGAGTCCCCAAGATGACCTCACTCACCAAGTCCTGGATCATGGGTGGCGGCCTGATCGTTGTAGACGAGGAAGGCACCGACCTTGGGCTGAGAGCCGCGCAGACGGCGCAGGTCACATCGAAGAGCATCGGCCTCGGGGTAAAGAGTTCTCAGCCTGAAGAGGCGAAGAAACAGAAGCCGAAGAAAGCTGAAGGCGGTGGTGAAGGTGAGCATGAACTCACCCTCGAAGAATTGATGAACCAAAAGTAAAGGACAACAGCCATGGCACCGCTTTCATTCTCGACATTCGAGTATTTCAATTCCTTCATCCCGGATTGGGCAGCTTTGGCCCCTGCGGGATGGACACCGCGAGCGTCTATTGCGGCTGCCATGGCTTTGTATTGGAAGTATTTCATGCCTGACCAGAGTCCTGTGGTCTTGGATGAAGACTTGCTTACAGAGCGGCAGAAAGCACTGGTAGCTCTCCGCACAGCTATCACAGCTGTCACCACCCTCTCCAAGATGTTTACCACAGGTCAGATCGTGAAAGCACAGTCTGGTCTGGATATGGTGGAGTTTGAAGAGCGGGCCAACATCTACAAGAACATGATGCCGCTTTGGATGTCTCAGCTGAAGGATATGGAAGCCGCAGAAGGCATCTTCTTTGACCTGTTGCAGAACGTGCCGGGCCTACTGGTCAAGTTGAGCGATTACTCTGGCCCATTCAACCCCAGCTTTGGGTATGTCCTTGAGTCTGGCACCTGGTTTGTGAATGCTGGAGACTTGGTATGAAGCTGCTGTCGCCTGAACAACTCGCAGCCGTCAAGTCTGCTCTGGGTAGCATAGTGGACACATTCTATGTTACCCAGATCATCTACCGCAAGCGGGATGTATCTGAAGATGAGTATGGGGAGAACGCTGTTGTAGTGCCCCACGACCATCCACTCCGCTGCAAACTGGACTACTCGGTGGGTCGTGGAGGACGCTATGACGACATCGAAGACACCATGGCCGGCAAGATACAGCACTCCACCTGGCATGTTCGGCTCTGGAATGATGACGTTGTTGCGGCAGGAATTACAATTGATCCAGAAGCGGATTCGATCATCTACAACGGCAAGGAGTATCGCTTCAACTTTGCCGCTGAAGATGGTACATTCTCAGATTTGGGTTCCCTGTTCTGGGAGTTGGAAATCCGCTATGAGTGAAGCGTTAACCATGATTGTGGAAAACAACAACCTCCCTTTGTTGGAGAAGTTGGTACCACTCATGGAAATGAGACTGCGGAACGCTCTGCGGGAGATTTCACTCATTCTGGAAGCCGACGCTGTGAAGTCCATCAAGAACCAGATCGCCATAGATGGCACACCTTGGCCAGCCTTGTCCGACTGGTACGTGAACTGGAAGATGTCCAAGGGATACAGCGAGAACATCTACATCATGACCTCATCCTACATGAACGCCATTACCAGCCGAGTGGATAATGAATCCTTGGAGGCTGTAGCTGGCGTGATGAGAGATGCCGGAACTACTCCAGACGGCCGTTCTGAGATATGGAGCGTGGCTGAGTTGTTGGAATATGGGTCCACTATGTTCAACACGACTATCCCAGCACGACCGCTTTGGAGACCAGTACTGGAAGTCAACAGGCACAAGATACAGACGCGGATAGGCACAGCCATCTACTGGGCTGCAGAGACCATACGGAAACAAGCGAAAGGACACGTTGAGCCATGAGCACCACACCACAACCGCTAGTGCCCTATGATCCAGCGTATGGAGACATCTACACAGATGTGGAGCGGAGCATACAGCAGACCCTCCGGGCAGAGCTTGTCCGTCGTGGGTGGGACATCTATCGCATCTTTACCAACAAGGTGGATGAGAAGGAATTCAAAGCCCAGACCGCGGCACTCTCCATCATGAAGATTTCAGATACACCAGACTACAGTTCTGGTGGGGGCCAGGGAGCATTCATAAGGGATGGGCAGGGTAACGCCACACCCTGGCCCAGATTTTTCAACCTAGTGTACCAGATTCGTGTGACATCCCAGACGGGTGTAGACGTGAGGAATCTGGACAGTGTGATCCGCTACTGCTTTCCACCTCGTGGCGCAGTGTTGTGGCTATGGAACTCACAGACCAATGCGTTCTCACAGAGTTTCTGCCACTATGAATATGCTGGGTACATTAACCGGGACGTACCCCCAGAGAGCCTGTATGATCGCATAACCAACATTCGCTTTGAAGTGCCATCTTACATGTACCCATCCGATGCCGAGGGTGTAATCCTTCAGATTGATGTGAAGGAGCCTGATCTGGACTTTGAGGTGTCAGTCAACTCTGGCAGCTAACACTTAACAATTCAACGAACAGCACTACAGTTCAGGAGGAAAGATGACAACAGCGATTGGATCCGGGCTGGGTTTGCCCGCAGCCACTTATCAGCAGGTTGACCAGTCGGCTGTGGCTCCAGTGCAATTGACTGGAAAGCACGGGCTCATTATGCCCACGCTTTTTGGCCCCACCGACCAGCCTTATCTCATTGAGAGCGTTTCAGATTTCACAACTACCTTTGGTGGACCAGACCCTGTTGCGTCTCCCTACTTTTCCCAGGTTCGTCGGGCACTGGCCAGAGGCACCACATTCCGCATCCTGCGCGTTGCTGCTACCAACGCAGCAGCAGCAACCCTGTCCACTGAAGGCGGTGAACTGGTTTTCAATGCCAAGCAGGTGGGCTCCTTTGCCAATGGCAAGTTGGGTTTTTTCTATACCAACGTGTCGGATGGTCTAGGCACAGGCACCTTCACTGTGGTCTACACTCCCAATCCGTTGTTGAATGAGACCTTCACAGGCTCCACATTCGCCAACGTGATTGCCGCTGTAAACGCAGGTTCCAAGTGGATGAACATCGCTACCACAGTTGGCTTCACGGAGCCTGCATCGTCCACGGTCAATCAGTACCTGGCTGGCGGCTCGGATGGGTCTTGGGTATCGGATTCCACTCACGCCACGGCTTTGAACACGGCGCTTCAGCTGTTCAACGGTTACACTGACCTGTCCTCCATCGGAGCGATTGGCGTGTACTCCACCAACTGGCTGTCGGACATCTCCATCTACGCCAACAACCGCGCTGACCTGATGGGCATTTTCGAGATTGACCCCACCCTGACTCCTGCGGCTGCTCTGACGTTCGCTCAGACCAACCAGGTGTTCGGCAAGAACCTGGCGATGTACTATGGCTCCAGAGTCACGGCCTACAGCCCTGAAGATGGCGTCAACATCGCAGGCCCCAATCTCTGTGACATCATGTCGGTCTGGTCCTACTCGGACAGCGTTGCCGGAAACGTGTTCAGAGCGCCGGCAGGGTCCAACCGTGGTTTGATTCCCAACGTGCTCTCCTATGACTACAACCTGCTCTCCCCGGCCAACAAGACCGTGGCAGACCAGCTGTCGAACATCGGCGTGAACGTGGTGGGCAATCACCCGGCTTTTGGCCCTGTGGTCTGGAACGCCATCACCCGCAACCTGGGTAACACCAGCCTGAACGCCATCAACGTGGTGCGCATGCTGATCCAGCTGGACAAGGATTTGATGCCCATCTACCAGACGGAACTGTTTGAACCCATGTCCCCCACCACCTGGCGTCTGGCCTATGGCAAGGCCAAGGTTGTCCTGAAGGCTTACGAGGCCGCACAGGCGATCAATCCGGGTTGGGTGTACGTGGGTGACCAGGGCGCTTCCAAGGTGACGGATGCCGTGTTCAATCAGCCCAACGACCTATCCAATGGACTGTACAAGGTTCAGGTCACTCTGGTGCCGGTTGGCTTCATTGCAGCTATCAACCTGTTGGCACAGGTCAATAACCTGCAGTCACTGTTCGCCACCTCCGTCACCAACGCTTAACACCACAAACTTCTACAAGGGAGAACAAAGATGGGTGCAATTGGAACACAGATTAACCCTCGCAAAATGTGGCCGTTTGTGGTCGAGTGCGATGGTTTGGAAACCGCATACGCCCAGAAGGTCAAGATTCCAAAGATTGAGATCGCTTCTGCGAAACATGGAGACGGGCCTTTCACAGTTAACACCGCGTCACGCGTGAACTTTGGTCAGCTGGAGATGGAAGTCCTCAAGCCGGCAGAGTCCAGCGCCACGTGGTGGAGGGACTGGCTGGCCCTGCTCATCAATATGGAAAACGGCTCTATGGGCACACCGGCCATCTACAAGAAGACCATCTTCATCATCGAGTACGGTGCGGATGGTTTCACGATTGTGGACAGCACTGAGCTTCAAGGAGTTTACCCTGCTGACTTCGATGTCTCGGAACTCGACAAGCTGGCTGATGGAAATCAGCTTGACAAACTCAAGTTCAACGTTGACAGGGTTATTCCGTCAGTCTTTGGCGGATTCTAAGGTCGCTGGGGTGCTTAACGGGTTGGGCACCCTGGCGTCAACCTGATGGTTTCATCAGGCGTCCTACTCACAGGGACAGGTTAGCAATAGCCTGTCCCATTTTCATGTGAGAAGGTGCCTGAAATGCCAGAAGAGCTTGACATTAGTAAGCTGCTATATGATGTAAAGCAGGGCTTTGTAGTTCTGCTTCCGAGTGGCTCATCCGCTACAGTGCGAGAGATGACCGGCCACGACCAACGCAAGTTCATGAATAAGACAGCCCTTGCGAATGGGACTGCCATTAATGACTTGCTCGCCAACTGCACCGACACCATCGATGACCAGCCGCTGCCCTCTGACCCGAAAGAGCGCGTCACTGCCATCCTTGATCTATTGGAGGGTGACCGCTCCGCTTTGCTGTTCGGTATACGGCGTCACTCTCTGGGAGATGAGTTCATCTTCACTATGGAGTGCCCTCACTGTAAGCGCAAGGAAACCTGGGAAGTTGACCTGGCTTCACAGGACTTCTCCTTCAAGGCGTACCCCCATGGGAAAGACAAGGCCATCGAGTATGACTCCAAGGTACTGCCCGGCCTCACGGTGAAAGTCAGGCTGCTTGACGGGCACGGTTCCATGGCTGTAATGAAGAAGGGTGACGCGATGGATTTGCTCACCGATCTGGAAGTACGGCTGCCCCAGTACAAGAACAAGGATCAGTGGGTGGGAATGAAGCTACAGCTGGTATCTGACCGGGTGCTCGGGGAGCTACGGCAGAAGCTGAGAGAGGCTGAAGGACAGGTGGACTCCAGAGTTACTGTAACCTGTAAGAACTGTAGCAACCCTGCCACCTTCGATCTCTTGCAGGTGCCCGATTTTATGATCCCCAACGTGACCTCCTAACCAATTGGTATTTTCTAACCAAGGGTGGGGCACCGTTGGGGTTCACTG